TACACTCTACCTTTTTCGCAGTCAACTTTCCCAACTCACCTCCTTGGAGATGCGTCGCTCCATCCATAGTGTACTGTTCCTGTTGGATTATTTTAGTATCTCCACCAATACCAAAGAAACCATTCTTCTTCACAATAACTTTATCCTTACCCATCACTTGAGGGTCATTGGCACGATACTGGATACGATATCCATCCTTGTGAGCATCTACCTGATAGGCAGTATAGTCACCAACAGGTAAGTTGATGATAGGAAGTTGACTTCTATTTAATAGGTGTCCAAGAACACCAAGATGTGCAATACCAAAAACGGTCCCCACAGTGAGTGCTGCCCACTTAAATGGAGACCGTTGAGGTTTAATTACAATTGGTTGTGGTTCTTCAGAACCAGGTTTTTTGTTGACCATACATCATACCGTTGGCATAATAGGTGGTTCACCATCTTTCTTGGGAGCAACGGAAGCAATCTGAATCGGTGCCTGTTCAATACGAATGGTTTGTGCAGGTGCAGTTTGTGCCGCAGCAGCAATCAATTTCTCAAGATCTGCTTTAGAAACACCACCAGCACCACCCATCTTCATCGTACCATCACCTGACTTCTTCGCAGTCTGAACACCGAAAGTAGCTAAAACTCCAGTAAAGACAGATGCAATGAAAGTAGGATCAAGTTTCTGTTCAGGAATACCAAGAGCAGGTGGTAACTTGATGTATGCAAGAGTCAGAATACCACCAGACCAAACAAGAATTCCAAGGCGAACCATTGTACTGATTGCTTCTAACTGACCTTCATGATCATCAGCAGCATCTTTCAATTTACCAAACAAACCTTTTTTCTTTTCTTCTTCTTTAGGTGTTTCTTTTACCTGTTCAGACATTTGATCAGAAGCAATGCATTGCTATTTAGTTAAAGATTGGTTTAATTGGAGGATTAAACTCTTCTCGGTGTGCTTTCATAACATGCTTTGGGACACCGTAGTATCCCATATGCATCCACACACAGTCAATGTAGCGGAGATCTTCACGGTCTGCATCAAGTGTATACATGTCGCAGTAGTTAATAATGTCTTGAGGAACCTCAACTTTTTTCCAAGTGATTGGTTCTTCAATAAAGAATGGAATCATTTCATAAACCCCTCTTCACGCAACCACTTTTCAGTTAAAGGTGTGGGTTCGTAGATTTCCCACATCTTACCAGTAGTACATGCATCAAGTGCTTTAGCAGTCATGCCTTCAGTTCTACCTGCCCACTTTGCTTCTGCCTCAAAAGGAACAGCAGACTTGGGGTAAGTCTTCTCTACAATATCACGCCAAACTCCAGGGACTTTATTTTCTGGGAAGATTAGAGCAATCAAACTATTCTTGATAGAACCTGCCATACAGTCTTGTGCAGCGTGCCAACCTTCATGACGCATAACAGTCATCAAAACAGAAGGACGGTGCATAAACGCATCATTCAGATAAAACTTATTAGATACTGTGTGATAGACACCACGGTGACCAGGAGGAAAATATTTCTCTGGTCCTAGAAAAACCATAACTCCGACTTGATCAAGGGATACCAGCATCGAGTTAAACTCATCAGCAACAATATCAAAATCAGAATTAGGAAACTCTTTACGAATATCCTCGATACTCTTGATTCGTCGGACATTCTCGGTGCATTCTTGAACTAACATGCAACCCAAGGCATCCATACTATAGAATCCTTTTTTTAGTTTAGATTCTCCTGCTAGTGATGGAATGGCAAACAAAGAAGAACCAATCAAACCAAGTAGTAGTTTTTTCATGTTGTGTAATATGCTTGATAGTATTTAACCAGTCCGCTGGTGCTCACATTTCCTTGTGATACCCAGTCATGAACACATTCATAGATTGATTGATTGGAGTATACTGGTTCTCCGTCACTATTCAACTCACTACCAAATCTTGTTAGCAATAAGTTGAGTGCTTGCTCACGGAGTTTCAGTCTATCATCAGAATACCGCCAATCATCTTTCATGAAAATTCTCCGAACCACCTTGAAAGTTTTCTGATCCGCCAATGGGATTCAGTTGAAGTGTAGTGCTACCACTTCTAGTTGCCATTTCATACATCTTTTGATGAATGTTTTCTGGTTCCTTTGACTTCGGTTGTTGAAGTGCCTCTACTTTTTTCTGTTCGGCAATCTTCTCTTCATGAATAATAACCTTTTCAGTTTTCACAGCATCGGAAAACCAACTGTCAGTAGGAGTGACTACAGGAGCAGCAACTCCAGTATAAGAAGGTTTCGGAGTTTCAACCTTCTTTGGTTCATCATCAATAAATTCACTCCTGGGAATGAATACCTTTTTCAGTTTTCCGATTACTTTCTTAATCATGTCCAGACAAGTTTTTTGGTATAGTTGTAAGCATACTGTTCACGAGCACCTTTGATTCCCCAACCTAACCAGTAATATGCACCAACCATATACTGATGAATTGGTTGTCCGTGTCCTTCAAATTCTGGAAGAACTTTCTGGAAGTGAACTTCATTAATCATATAACGGGTTTGACCTGCAATAGAAGATGGATCACATCCATACTTCTTACAGAACTTACCAAGCCCATTGTATCTGGCAGTGGTAGTCCATTGGATCAAACCATATCCACCACGAAGGCATTGCTGATAAGGAACGCGAGCACCACCCTCACAGATATTTGGGTGGAAATTAGATTCCGATTTGATGTTGCCCATGATTGTAGCAAGGGCATTACGATCAGAAATGTTTGTTCTCTCTTGAAGTTGTTGGAGGACATACTTCTCATTGTCATTACATCCAGGGCACTTCCAAGACTTCTCAATCACTTCAATAGGGATTGCCTTTCCCTCATTAACTTTCACATCTATCATTGCAACCTGTGGGGGTGCCGAGATCTCACTGATTGATGGATAGGCACAAGCAGCAACAGGGACTGCAAGAAGTGAAAGAATAGATATTTTTTTAAGCATTAAATCTTTTGAACTCTACATCCGTCTAGGCAAAGGAGAGATTCCTCTTTCTCAAGAGGCAGTGCCCACGGCTCACGTTATTTAGAAAAAAAGGGGAGACTTGTGTTCTCCCCAAAATTATAACAAATTTTTTGTCCTTTGTCAAACAAGTTCGAGTTCCAACACAGAGGAACGGATATAGTTCAGGACATTCTCTGGTGTGGATGCCTCGTAGGGGTCTGTGTCTGCGTTGTCACGTAGACCTTCTTCAACGAAGATTTTCTCAATGACTCCATCATTAACGACAGCAGCATAACGCCAACTACGCTGACCGAAGCCAAGGTTAGATTTGTTAACCAGATACCCCATAGAGCGGGTGAAGTAAGCATTTCCATCGGGGACTAAAGTAACTTTTTCGATTCCTTGATCTTTTGCCCAGGCATTCATAACAAAGCCGTCATTAACAGAAAGGCAGTAAATAGCGTCGATGCCAAGAGCAGCAAATTCATCGTACTTTTCCTCGAATCCAGGGAGTTGATAAGCACTACAAGTAGGAGTAAATGCACCAGGTAGACTGAAAATAACCACACGCTTACCATCAAAGAGATCGGCAGTTGTGCGAGTAACAAACTCACCATTCTCACGGAACACAAACTCTACTTGGGGGACTTGGTATTGTTCCTTTCTCATCTTAACTTCAATCACCAGATGCCAGGAATAATTTGACCAGTTGCGGCATAGCTGCCCATTGCTGCAATGATACCAATCATCGCTGCCCAACCATTAATACGTTCTGCTTTTTCGTTCATTGTTTTTCTCCTTGATAAGGGTGTTTTTGTTTAAGTTCAGGGTTTGGTTGTGAAGGAACTACTGGGTTCCTGGTCACGTTTTCGATAACAATAAATGCATCATTCTGGTAACTAACTGTTCCGTATGGTTTTGCCCACTTTGGATTTACACCTTCTGTTTGGTGAATACCGCTGTTAGCAACACCACCAATCTTTACACGGAGTTCGTCGTTAGTGTCCCAGTTCAATTTTTGGAGAGCAACTCCAAGTTGCCCCAACATATCTGCGCTCACAGGTTCTCCTCTTGCTCGGTGAGAATTACACAGTCACTGGTGGGATATGCTACACAGGTAAGAACCCAACCTTCTTCAATTTGATCATCATCAAGGAATGATTGTTCGCTATTATCTACGGTGCCAGAGATGAGTTTCCCTGCACAAGCACTACAAGCGCCTGCTTTGCACGATGAAGGAAGGTCAACACCTGCCTCCTCTGCTGCTTCAAGGATGTACTGATCCTCTTCACAAGTAATGATACTTTCGGTGCCGTCGGGAGACTGGAGAGTAACATTGTATGCCATTAGTAAGTTTCCGATAATTGATTTACAGAGTGTGCCAGTAAAACGAAAAAGGCGACACTAGTTATTGTAAAGATAATTGAAGTCATTGTCAAGTATCAGAAGAGACCAAAGTAAAGATTGCCAGTCAGAGCATAAGAGAGGAATCCTGCGACGATACCCATCATTGCCCAGCGTCCATTGGTGCGTTCCTTAACCATGTTAGGAGTCAGCATCCCGTAGTTCTCATAGTACATTACGGGTTCTTTGGCAAACATATTCTGTTGCCCGTACTCGTTAGTTGTTACAGTCATTGTCTTTTTGTAAAGATTTATAACACAATTATATAGGAAAAATAAAGGGGGCGCAAGCCCCCTGTGTTACGGTTTCCCGACATATTGAGTATAATTACTTACTCATTTAAGAGTTTCTACAGCAGAAAGTGCTTTCTGACGGAGATCTTCAGGCAGAGGCACATAACCAAGACTATCAGACTTCGATTGAACCTTTTCACTCAACATATAACGCAGAGTGTCCTTCACAGCACCATTGTTAGGTGCTTCGGGATATGCAAGGATCCAAGTCAGGGAGACGATAGGATAAGAGTTTTCACCTGAGGGATTAGCATCAGCACCGCGCAACTTATCATCAAGGACGATCTTAGAAAGACCTGCCGCAGATGTTTCAGCAGAAGCGAGGACATAGTTACCATCCTTGTTTTCTAGGGCAACTTGTTGGAACTTACCACCAGAAACATAACCATAGTTTAGATAACCGATGGCACCATCCATCTGTTTGATTTGTGCTGCGACACCAGAGTTACCTTTGGCACCGACACCAGTAGGCCAAGATACTGCCTTGTTACTACCAACTTTCTCTTTCCATTCGGGAGAGAAAGCAGACAGAGAGTTGGTGAAACCTTTGGTAGTACCAGAACCATCAGAACGATGCACAACCTTGATGAACTTATCGGCACAACCGAAAGTAGACCAGTTGGTGATCTTACCAAGGAACACATCAGCAAGTTGTGTCTGGGTCATCTTGGCATCACATCCAGGATTATTATATGCGGGCACAATGGCACCACCGGTCATAGGGATGTGAACCAAACCAGATGCAGGAATCTTAGAATCCTTTACCGCACCATCACTAGCACCGAAGTCAACAGTCCCAGCAGCAAACTGGCGAACACCAGCACCACTACCGACTGCTTGATACGAAACCATATGTCCGCCTTCTTTTGCATAATCTTGGAACCAACGATTATAAAGAGGGGCGGGGAAA